GAAGTTGCTTGTGAAGTAACTTATGGTATGGATAGTCCCGATAGTGGTATGTTGGCGTTTAATTCTATTACTTCATATTTCTCCACTCTTGAAAGCACGAATAGTATTATCAACTTTAATCTTGGATTATCAAAGGTTCTTGGCTGTTTTGTAAATTTTGTTCCATCTAATTTTGTGAATAATTTAGGACAAGATGGTTTCCTTACATACATGCCTTCTAAATCTTCTACTGCAAGTGGAGGAGCATTAGCAAATGTTGAAACTATATCTTTCCTTCGTAATGGCGAACGCTTCCCAAGTGCTTTTGAAGTTGAAAGTGTCCGTAGTTCAACAAATCTAACAACTGTTGTAGATCCTCAAATTATCAAGGGTTTCTTGTCTTCAATTATTCCCGAAAAACACCACACAAGAACTACTGCGTCCCCTCTTACTGCTAATCGCAACTTTACTGTTCGTCAAGATGGTACAAATGGTTATAGATATATGCCCGATACGGGTGCTGTTTATGGTGTTGGTGTCCTCTATGATATGCTTGATAGTGAGGGTGTTGATTTCACCAATTCCCAGTTCTCTATTCAAATGACAACGGGTCTCGATGACGGCAACCCTATTTCCGCATATCTATTTATTAAATCTAAAGTAGTTGTCGCATGGAGTTCTACCCAAGGAGTACAAGTTGTATCTTGATTTTTTCTATTAATTATATTTTTTAAATTTTTATTTTTTAAAGTTTTTATATATTATAATATATAAAATGGCTGACAATCAAATGGACGATAATGTGAGTGCTGATCGCATCCCCGATCTTATTAAGATTGGTGCTATTCCTTCTTCCTACGGACAAATGCTCCATACGGATGTAATTGATCCCGTAACATTCTCGCAGAATAGAGTTAGATTTACTCTTCAGCGTGTTGCTGGATTTCTACATTCCAACTCCAAGATTACTCTTGCTGTAACTCCCCTCACTACGACTTCGGCATATTACCCACTTAATATTGGTATTTCTAACCTCGTGCAGTCAGCCCAACTTTTGATTGGTAATAAGATGGTATGCTCTGTTGATGATTATTGGGCGTTTCACCAGTATCAGTCCCTATTTGTTTCAAATGAAGACAATAAGGAGAGAGAGCAGTATTTGTCGCAGAGGTGTATATCTCACCAGCCCGTATATGATGATAGAACTGCTAATACTACTGACAAACCACCAAATTCCGCAAAGAAGGTTGGTTTGGATGTAGGACGCAATCCAGTAGTTCCCGCTGCTGGTGGTGCTGGTGCTTTTGAACTTTTACCATGGATGCACCACGACGGATCTTCCGCACAGTCAATCGCAGATGCCCCAGTATATTCAGTATATTTAAGTGACCTTTTCCCATTCCTTAAGACCAATCAACTTCCTATGTTTATGTTGAATGAAGAAGTCCATATTGATATTACTTTTACTCCCGCAACTGAAAGTTTAGCGGGTGCTGGTCTATCCCGTCGTATGTGTATTAATGCTACGGATGGTGGAACTCCCGCAAATACTCAAGTTGAATATCTAATCAATCAAGATGAAGTAAAACTTATTTATGATAGTATTACCTATGATGGTGAAATTATGCAAAAATACGCACAGCAAAATCCAAAATTAACTTTCCAGTATTTTGATTATAGACTTGCGAAGAGGACGGGAACAGTAATTAATCCTCCCGCTGTAGATGCTGTAAATCCATTTGGCGATCTTACATTCTCAATTGGTGGTAATGGTCGTCTTGTTTCCAAAGTATTTTTTGGATTAAATAGAAATGAAAATTTCACACCCGTATCTCTATTGAATGGTGTTGCTACAAAGGATGTTCCACACGGACAAACTCTATCCGTTAATCTATTATATAATGATCTATATGAATTTAATGTTGATAGAAGCAACCCCGCTTTACTATTTCATACTACGCAACATGCGGAGGGTAAAGTTCCTATGGTTGTTAGAGATGAATACCAGTCATCAGCAGTTCCAGTACTAACTACTGAAACCTTTGAAGGACACGAGCAGTCGGGAGGTATTGTTGGTCTTGGTGGTAATATGAGATGGACTGCAATTCAGCCTAATAAGGGTCAGCGTGTCAATAATAAGGGTATGGATCTTATTTATAAGGCAGCGGGATTACCCGCTCAAACATACACTCTCCGTGTGTATCTAGAACTTGTAAAGATCGCAACAATTGAAGGGGGACAGTTCAACTGTTATTTCGCGTAAATTTAATTAAAAATATTTTCTAAACTAGATATATAAGATGTTGTATTATTGGGCGATTTTTAAAGATTGTTTAAAGAAAGAGAAAAAAGAAAAAATAGATGATAAATTAAAAGATATGATTTTAGATTTAATAGATTTACAAAATGAAATCATAGAATATATTGAATGTGAAAAGTGTCTGGGGTAAATCCCGAAAAAAAAAGTAGTTGAGAGGTGGGTGTTGAGACAAATTTTTTTGACATCTTACCCCAGACACTTTTTAATACTTTTAGAATAATCCCGTTTCTTATTTTTTTTCGTTAATTTAATTTAAAAATAATCTATTGTTATATTATAAATATGTCAATAGAAAGTAAAAATCCAACCGAAGATATTTCAAACTCCCGCCCAAATTTAAAAACAAATACAGTTAAACAATATGTAATTAACCTTAATAAATTAAAAAAATTATTCGATACTGACAATTATGATTTCTTAAAAGATCCCGATGAAGTAATGGATAAATTAAGTGAATTACATTATTTAAGTCAAAGAAATATGTTGAATGCAATTATTGTATTATTAATGGCGTTAAACCATGATAAAAAGTATGATGAGTTACTAGAAAAATATGGAAAGTTAAGAGATGAGATGAATGATAAATATAGCGACGAACAAAAGAGTGGAGTTATAAGTGATAAACAAAGTAAGAACTTCGCAACAACCGAAGAAGTATTTGAGATGATAAATAAAATGGCTGAAGATTTAAAACCAATCAAAAAGAAAACCAAAGATAATATTACAAAAAAAGAAATGCAATTACTTCAAGCATATACACTATTTAATATATATGCGAGAATGCCTTTTAGAAATGATGTAGCGGGTATGATGGCTATTAATCAAGCAGCATATAAGAAGTTAAGTGATACTGAAAAGAAAGAAAATAATTATTTAGTTGTACCAGCAAAGGGACAAATATATTTTGTATTAAATAAATACAAAACCTCAAAAAAATATGAAGAATTGGATTTACCAATTGAAGATCCAAATTTAAGAAAGATATTAAGATATTATTTGAAGATGAATGGAATGGGAGTTTTATTTAAAACTTCAACTGGAAAACCATTATCAAGAATTGAATTAAGTAAAGTATTATTAAAGTATAGTCAATCCTACATGGGTAAGTCAATTTCGACAACCCTTTTAAGGAAAATATATTTGAGTGGTAAATATTCTAAAGTTAAAGATGAGATGGAAGCGGATGCAAAAATGATGGGGAATAGTGTAGCAGTCCAGCAATCGGTATATGTTAAGAAACCTCAAAAGGAACAAGATGAAGAATAATTATTTATTTACTCTCTCTTCCGCCTTTTCTCGTAGTGCTTTATAAAAATTATCTATATCGTTCTCTATTTCATCATAAAGATCATCATCTAATTCTATATCTTTTTCGTCAGCCTCTTCTTGTATCTCATCTAATTTCTCTTCTAATTTCTCTTTCATTTCTTTTATAATATCTTCTACTCCTTCATATTTATTTTTAGCGAGTTGTATATTTGCTTCTCTCTGTAGTTCGCCGAATAATCTTAAATATGGTAAAAAGGGTTTTCTCTTTCTTCTTTCTTCTTTGATTTTTTCTTGGTCTTGTGTTTTCTTTTCCTTTTTTTCTTCTTCTGTTCTTTTAACTCTTTTAGGAGGTATAGGTATTTTAAATATTTTATCTATATTATATCCTACAATTTTATTTACTAACTGGTCTTTATCTTGTCCTTTACTTTTAAGTGTCATTTCTTTATCGTCTCTTTCGTTATACATATCTACATACTTTCTTAATTCACTTATTTTAAGTCTATAAAGGTCTTCTGCTCTTTTTATCTTTTCACGATTTGCTTGTTTTTCTTCTTCTGTTTTTTTACTTTTGGGTTTCTTTGGGGCTTCAACAACTTTACCAACATTACGCGACCCACTAGTATCAACTCTTCGCCCCGCTTGTATCCCACCAATCTTTACAAAATCTTTTGCCTTTGGTATGGGAGGTGCTGCCTTTCTTGCGGGTCTTACTTCATCTTCTTTCTTTGATTGTGGTTTCGGTGGTGGCTTTCCAACCTTAACACCTTTAGAAGGTTTAGATACGGGAGGGGGTTTAGGTATTGCTGCTTTAAGAAATGCTTTTTCACCCGCTTTCTTTTGTTTTGCTTGTTGTCTTTGTTTCTTTTCTTCTTCTGTTAAAGGTTTTGGTTTTGTAATTTCTTTTGCTTTTTCTAAACTAATTGTTTTCTTTCTCTGCATTTCAACCCTTGGAACTAATGCTTGTTTTTCATGATTAACTTTATATCCATTCTTTTCAACTATTCCAATTATATCTTCTCTTGAAGCACCTTTTGGAATTTTAATCGATACTAAAACATTATGTGCTTTTATAAGTTTGCGAATTTCGGGAGTTGTCAATTCACCTTTCATAGAACCAGTTTTGTAAGGCATCTTTATAAGTATATATTATAAAATAAAAAAATATTATATAATATAAAAAAAATGTTAATAGATAAATCACATTCAAAAAAAGATATTGTAAATTTGTTTAAGAAGCACGGAGTTATTATAGATGAAGAACTTACAAAAAGCAACATAGTGAATAATATAGATTTTTATATCAAAGATTTTAAGTATGATGATTATATTAAAAATTGTACTGAATTAAAAGAGTATTTAAAGAATGTATCACCAAAACAAAGACCAAATACAAATTTAAAAAACGAGATAATGTTTAAGGCAAAAAAGATTATTAAGTGGGGGAAGAATGATTATATATTTGATGGAGCAACATATATGGATAGTGAAGAGCCATATAATGATGTAATGTTTATTTATAAATGGGGAGATTTACCAAGTGTAAGGAGAGCATGTAGATTTTATAATTTTAGTCCTTGTTGTAAAAATCATGTTAATCCAATATTAACAAAAGAAGTTCAAGATGAATTAAATAATAATAAGATCATTAAACAACAAATAATCTATAAATTAAAGATAAGATATGCAACAAAAGAAAATCCAATATTGGTAAGTTTTGATTAATGCGGATTTTCTCCCAAAAAAAAATATAATATAAAGTATAATAATGGATTATAACAAACAAAGAAAAGATTTAAATTATGGATTTAAAAGTGAAAATGAAATACATTCTATACTAGAAGAACATTTTGGAACTTTGTTTAAGTCAAAGTTAAATCCCGAAATGGGAAAATTTTATGAGTTCGATAAATATAATGAAGAATATTTTATTGAGATTAAAAGTAGAA